TAGCCAAGCCCTTCGCAGGCTTCGGCCATAGAATAAGCATACGGTAATTTAGTTTCACATTCATTAATCAATTCAGTAAGTTCTTCCTTACTATAAGCCATCGCATTAACGCTTAAGGAAAAAACCATCAAAAAAGCAATAACGCATAAAAAAATCTTTTTCATAATACATTTCTCCTTCTAATTTGTTTAAGTCGGATTGTGTACTAGAACAGTATTTTCTTAAAAGAAATAATCAACTTTTCTTACAATTTCATATTGTTCGATTTCCATTTGCGGACTGATAATACCATTCCATTCATTAATTTTACAAGTTCCAATAACATTAATGTCTACACTTCCAAGGTCAGAACTAGCCAGCAAAGACTGGTATTCTTCCTCGGACGACTTGAATTTTATAAGACTAACTCCATTATTAAGAGTAATCTTTAGCGTGGGGTTTTTATCTCTAGATAGTAAATTTACTGAATCAGGGGTAACATGAACGTCCCTTATCATTATATAAGGTTTCTCAAGCCCTTGTCCCCAGATACAATTTAATTTAGCCAATTCTATAATATCTTTCCCAGAGAAGTTATTAGAATCCCAAATAAAATCTACAGTAAGATACGGTAAAAAGGCGCAATCCTTTAAAACCTTGTTTGAGTATTCTATAAAAGCCTTAAAGTTTTCTTCTGTAAAGGAAGTTCCAAAAGCATCTGGATGTCCTTGACTATATTCGGCTAAACCACTCTGTTCGATAAAATCCCTAAAATTGTTAAAGCCTACTGTGTCAAACCCTCTACCAGACCCTGACCAAGTTCCATCTTCTCCTTTAAGGAGAATTAAAATAGGATGTTTATATTTAGCCATAAGCTGGTTGGCGATTAAGCCAGTTAGACTTCTATTTACTACTTGTTCTTTTTGTAATTTAACAGCAATAACTTTGTTCTCTGCTAAATTCTTTTCTTCTATGATGTTTTCTATAATATCCAAACTAGATTCGACTACTTCAGATTGGCGCCTTTTAATCTTAGTACAGTTGCGGCAAGCTTGGGCGGCCTTTGTTTCAAATTTTCCTTTGCATCCTCTTTTGGTCGAAGGAATTTCTTCATAGCCCTTAAAGTCTAGCATGGATTCAAAAAGTAGAATCTTTTCTTCCATAGTCCCCACTCTAGTTGTGGCGTTAATTTGGGGGGCTATATAAAAGCTAACTGCAAAAGGGCATAACCCTCCTGCCCTGCTAATAGAATAGGCTTGGGCGTCACAGATTTCCTTCAAAAAAGGATTCTGAACATTATTAAGACCTTTATTTATGATATGCTTTGTCTCATAATCCTTTAAGGACATCATATCGGCCAAAATTCCAACAGCAGCTAAATCTAAAAAGTTATCAGCATAATTAGTCTCCAACAATTCATCCAGATAACTACAAAACTTATAAACCATTCCAACGCCTGATAAAGATTTTGTGGGATAATCACATAATTGATTATTTATTACACATGCATACTCTGAAACCTTTGGAGCTTGATGATGATCAATACATAAAACATCGCAACCTCTATCTTTAAGCTGCTTATGAATTTCGTATTCATTACTACTGGCGTCCGGCACAATAACTAGCTTAGTATCCTCTGTAATAGCGTCAAGAATAATACCGTGGGTCTTTTCCTCGTGGAGGGCATATTCCACATTATCTTTTATAAAACTCGGAAAAAGGCAATTAAGATAGTTCAATAAAAAGGCCGAACTTGTAAATCCATCAGCATCAGAATCAACAATTACCATAGTTTTATCTTTCTGTTGGATATGGCGGACTAGCATGGCCGCCCCCTCTTTGATATTAGTTATTAAACTAGGGTCTAATATATCATTATCGGTTGTGTGAAGGTAATGACTAATGTTTTTAGGTTCAATACCTCTATTTGCGAACACCCGTTCAACCACTGTATAATTCTTTTCTTGTGGGAGCAATGATGTTCTTAGTTGATATTCCATATGAAATTCAACCTCCTTTCATATGGAATACCTCTTTCTTTTCCTTAATAAAATCGCTCCTTATAATCTATTTTCTTGAATATAATAGGTTATTGTCCGAGGCTGAAACTTGGTACAAGGCTTAATAATATCGTGAATTAGCTCTGTTGGCATGCCGCATTCAATAATTGAGACATTTAAGGCAACACCTCTCTTAGCATCTGAAGCTTTCATTACGTTATATATGTCCCCATTCTTAAACTCAACAAAGGTACAGCTATCCTGCTTTGAAGTCTTACTTCGACTAACTTCTATTCCAATCGCATCATATGCTTTTACTATAACATTTTGAAGATACCAAATAGCAGCTTCCCTGTCATTATACCACCAAATTCCATATCTCATAAGATAATCCTTTCTTTATATAGCTGTAAAAAAGTTTCTGGCCCTTGGTCTGTTGGACTAGCCTTATAGTCAGTAATCATATGCTTATCAAAAATAAAACTAATATTTACGTAATTTTTATATCTTTCATTTAACCTAATTAGACTACTAGTTAAATGCTTAAACTCTTTATCGCCAATTTCTTGGAACTGGCGGTCAAGGGCTACTACAACTTCTTTAACGCCAGCATCTAGTAATAGTTTTATTTGATAAGCTGAAATATTTGAACCGCAACAGGCCACAGAAATATCGTTCTCAGCCCCAAAATAAGATTTATACTGTAAAGTAGATTTTTCTGATTCAAAGACAACGGCTTTCCCCATCTTCTTAATATTGTCTTTAGAGAAATTTAGATTATATAGATTATATCCAAGAGGATGGTTGTATTGAATATTGTTAACCTTTAAAGGTCTATACTTACCAAATCTATCAGCATCTTCTTGGCAAAGGGTTCTGCCGCGCAACCCTATAAATCTATTATTCCTATCAAAGTGGGGGATTGTTATTTGATCGCCGCCCAAAAAGTAACCTATGCGGTTTAATTCAATTGCTTGCTGTGAAATCCCTTCTTGGCGCCAAGGGGTAATAATTAAATTGTAATTAAGGTTTTTTAGAATTGTATCATCATATTCTTTTAAGATTATTTCGGGCGAACGTCTCTCTTTCTTTAACTCTTGGATTCGCTCGTAGTTAGCTAGAAGATCCCAATCTGGAGACTTTTGAACTTCTTCTTCCTGCTCTGTTCCTAAAATGCCAAATCTTTGACAAATCCATCTAATTGAATCGTTTAAATCAAAATTCTTGCCCCATTGGATTTTAGCCACTTTGCGCACAAGGTCAAAGACATCGAACGTATGTTCCTCGCAGCCCCCAGTAAAACAGATATACAATTCACTATTAAAATAATAATACAGTTTATGACTTCCTTCTCCCGGAAGATTATGACAGATAGTATCTGAAATAATACAGCCAGAAGAATAAGAGGGGTTGCCGCCAAGTTCATCCATAAGCTCAAAGATATTCTCTCTAGTTAGTTGGCTTCTAACTTCTTCTTTATCGTAATTGATTGGCATGGCAACCCCCTAGAGTTTTAAGACAAATGCACCTTAATACAATATCCCTTTAGCCCATAATGCTCGTTGACAATTTTACAAAGATATTTTTGGGGATCCATTCGAGCTTCAGGCCCCTTTCTATCTTTCAGGTAATTCTCCGCAACTTGCTTGGGCATTTCGTATTCAATATATCCTGCTTTCATTACATTATTCTCCTTTTTTAAAAAGCGCTTTTCTCATTGACAATAATTCTGGTACTATCTAAGTTAATAATCTCGTAATCAAAAGTAGTACAGAACATTGGCTGGATTCTACAACATCCTAAATTAGCTTTACACCATAAATAGACTCCTTTATATTGACCTCGGCGGTTCTTATAAAAGGAAATCTTTAAAGTTGGTGGTTCAAAAATATTACTAGATAGGATAGGCTCAAGGGCTTCTAAATCCTTTGAATCAACTTGTAGAATAATACTGCCTACGTCAATTTTATCTGCTATAGATTTTGCACCTCTTAACAAATTTTGGTCTGGTGTTTCAGAATCTACATACCCAGAATTTAACTGAGTTGCTGACAAAATAAAAACGCCATATTGATTACAAATATCTTTCAATTTAGTAGATAACATAAATAAAACATTATCTTCTCGTAATTTAATTCCACCGCTACGTCTAGTAATTTCTTCAAGAATTTTTAGACTTGTGTGAATATAGTCGTGGCACGACTTTCTTATGTTTCCATAAGCGCTGACTATCTTTTACTTACTATAAAATAATAAGGACACCTTTTCCCCATTTAACTGACTTCGTTTCCTAAAATCAGAGTACGTATCAATAGTACTGGTACTTTCCTGCCCATAAGGCCTAGGAAATAGTCGATACAGCTTCAATTATTCTTTATAATTCTGTAAGTTTTAATTATCTTTTTCTTAAAGGAAAACATAAAGAATAAAGGTTTGCCACGGGATTTCCATGCCAAAAAGGTTTAGGATTCCCCGTTAGCTATACAAATTATTGTATAACCCCACTGATTAGTGGAAAAGTGTTTCATTGTCCCGACACTCTTTCAATAGAGTCGAACACATATTTTACATCATGTTCTCTTATATTTTTCTTAATTGTGTTTTCAACGTCTTGTAATGAAAAATCTGGTAGATCTTCTATATATAGAGGACTAGACTTTAGTACCCTTGCGGCCTCAAGCACACGCTCTTCTTCCCCTTCTTCATACTGACCATTCAAAATATGAGTCTCATTAACATTCGAAAGAAAAGCTAACATCATTGTTTGAATTTCTTCCAATTCCTGTTCGGTCGTAATAAAAAGAGTAGGTTGGGCCGCCCCTGTCTTAATCCATCCAAAAGTTTCATCATAAATCTTATTACAGCCAATATAACAAGCGTCTCCGACCATAGAACGAGTATTGTGAGTAACAATATAATCGTTCATCAAGAACAAATGAGATTCGTTATCTACAGTAAAACAAGTCATTTCGGCCATTTTGCCAGTAGCTTCAATACTACGGATAACTGAAAATTCTTCTACGTTTTGTTCCTTATATCCTTTACGCTTACTTTTAATTGAAAAAATTTCAGAAGGAGCGTTTGGAATAATAACTGAATATTTGTTAAATCCATCATAATGGGTTTCAACTTCGCAAGAGGTCAAATAACCCAAACTGCGGCACAGTTCTATTACATTGTCTTTCAAATAAGAACTTGAAGTATTAAAAACGCATCGACCAAGTTTATCAATTTCGCCACTTGCATCCATGAGTCCGGCCAACAATTCTTCTCTCTGCGGGATTGACCCATATAAATATTCACTCGGCAATACTCTATTATTGGCATTAAGTTGAAGCAGTTCTGGATAGTTGTTAAAAATATCTTCCAACTCAATTATGTGCCCCATGTAAGTTTTCTTGCGGAAAATATAAGTATCAGGATAATCTTTGGCAGGGGAATAAATATAATCTCCAAGAGAATCACAAACAGCTTGAACTACTTCTGGATTTTCAGCGCAGAAATATAAACG